TTATTAGCATTTACTCCTTGAGCATTAAACATGTCTTCTGTAATAGCTCTAGTTTTACAAATTACGTCTAAATTTGGTAACTTTTCTAAAACTAACTTACGATATGCAGGTTTATCTGCAACATCTTTTAAGTGTACCGTGAAAGGAATATTATAAGAATTTTTAAGTTGTTGGAATCCCTGAGAAAATTCCTCACTAAATAGTCTTCCTGTATCCCCATCTCTTACAGAATATTTATGACAAACATATGGAATTAAAAATAATTTAATCCAATCAGGAGTAAAATAATATTCTAAATCCACTGTAAATAATGCTTCATAAGATAAGTTATACCAATTAACATTTATTTGGTCAGTGTAAGTAGTTCTAGCTTCTACGTAAGTATTATTTATAGGATTTAATGGGTCTTTATATAAACCAAATAATCTTATAAAATATTCATATTTATGTAAATCTTCATTATATACTCCAAAGGTTCTAGATATAGTATTAAAATAATATGTAGGAGTATTATCTGCTATAGCCTCATTTTCAGTAGCATATTTTGGAAAAGTTATCTCAAAATCTGCAGTTTGTAAAGTAATTAATTTAGTATTAGCTGGTAAATCAGATTGCTCTTTTTTCATTTTATCTAAATCTGGAATACTTATATGAGCCTCTGTATTTACTTCTGATATAGCTTGATCTAAAAATAAAGCAATATCTTGTTCTGATACAGCAGGATAATTTAAAGCACTGTTGATATAATCCATAAATTTTTTTAAAGTAAACATAGTATCAACTCCTTTAACAAAATTATAGCATAAAAAAAAGTGAGTGTAAACTCACTTTATTAAGCTGAAATAGTAACTACTCCACCTTCAGAGGCTTCATAAGTTTCAACTTTAGCAATACGCTCTGCAATATGCATAGCATGGGTTTTATTAATGAAGTATGTTTTTCCATCACAAGGAACACTTACACGAATACCGTTTACAGATACTGCAACAGAAGGTCCGAACTTGTTAGCATAACTTTTTTCTATTCTAACAGGTACTTTTTCTTCTGCACGGAACTCATTTACTGCAACTTGAGCTTCAATAAAGCTTCTATTGTCAACTGTTAATTTTTGGCTATTAAAGTCTGATACTCTATTAATACTATCTTCAACAGTTGGACCTTGTTCAGGTTTAGGTGCTCTAATACTTTCTAGTAAATTTGCTAGTCTAGTAAGGGCATCATCTGATTTATTAGATGTTGACTGTGCTTTTAGCTCACTGTTTTCTCTTTTAAGCTGTTCGATAACCATATTAGATTCTTCTAAAGCTTTAGCAAGAACATCAGCACTGGCTGTTACACCAGGCTGAGTTTCTTGTCCAGAGAATCTTACGTCAGCCTCTGCACCAGTAACAGGGCTGTTATTTTTAACTGGTTTGTTTTCCATAAAATATCTCCTTATTTATTTTAGATTTAGGCGTTGTCTACGTCTTTGCTACCTGTAGCATTTACATTTCCACCATCAACGATTGGGTTAACAGTTTCCATGCCAGTGCCATCACCTTTTGGTACAGAAATTGTATAACTATTAGATGTATAAGGTAGTTCAACACATTCTGCAGATGCTGTACCAGCTAGTCCTGCGATATAGAATTTACCATTAGTATGTTTAACTACTTGGTCTTTAATAAATCTAATAGCTGGGTTAGCCTTTAAAGCATATTGCATTGTAGGAACATTTCCTACTACAACTGGTTTCTTACCATTTGCCATATAGCGTCCAGTAGTAACTGGTTTAACCATATTAGTCATTTTAACTGGAGAAACTGTTGTAGTTGTACCTTTTACATAGTATACAACTTCACCATTACTTACCATTTGATATACTTGTTCAGGAACATAGTAGTTACCATCAACATCAGCATAACCATAATAGTAATCAGTGAATTGATTCTTGTAATCAGGTCTAGCATTAACATTTACTTTATATTGAGTAGGAATAGACATATAATCTACAACTGCATCTGAATTAACAACCTTGTAACCAATAGCATCTAATTTCCAACCAATAGTTTGTCTTTGGTTCAATGGGTCATTAGTACCTGCAGAACCTAATTCCTTTTTAATGAATTGAGGTTGAGAATGTCCTTCGATACCAATTCTGTATAAACATTCCTCACCTAATACAAATGAGTGATGAACATTTAATACATCATAAGGACCTTTAGCAGTTAATGTTGCTAAAGTTAATCCTGATAATTCTTGATCAGCATACTTATATGCACCATTAGCATCTTTCTCTAGGAAAGTTACTGTTGCATTAAATGTAGTAGCACTAGATACTGTAGTTAAATCTACAGTTGTGATAATATTTGCTGGTGCAACTACAGCTGGAGTATTTCCAGATGCTGCTGTTTGAATAAATGCTGGAGAGTGATATAGATAACATGTAACACCATCTGCATTAATGAAAGTATTATCAGTTTTAATAGTCTTTGCTTTCTTAAATGCTAATGAGAATAAATCAATTACCATATCTGTAGTATATGAAGTTCCTGTATTTGTATACTTCATAAACTCTTTAACTCTCTTATCAGTAATTAAATCAAATAATACTGCAGGAGAAGATAATACTAAGAAGTTTGAACCTCTTAAAGGTCTAACTTTTGCTGCTTCCATAGATAATACGATTTTACGGAAATCGTCAATAGTTGGAGAGCAATCAGGAGTAAGTTTAGTAATATGTGTAATAGAACCATATGCTTTTGGAACTAAAATATCACTGTCTTGTCCTTCTTTTTCTTTTTCACAAGCATAGAAAGTTTGGCTTTCTGCTAATAATGCTTGTTGTGCCAAGATATCCTTTGTTTCAGGTACCTTTAATGATAATTGACGAGTATACTCAGAGATAAGAGGGTCAACTACTGCCCAATTTACCTTATCAGTAAACTCCATTACACGACCGTATTGTTTTGTAGAAGCTTTGATTGCTACCATTCTGCCTTGGTCAGATGCAGGTGGTAAACCTTCAGCAAGTGGTTGAGTATGTGCTGCTAAAGATAACATACGCTTAAATACGATTTCATTAGCACCATTGTTAGATGGCATTAATCTTTCTTCTGCGATACTATCAAACACATAATCAGCTTCAGTTAACTCAATGGTTCTTAACATAATCTTACTGTATACAGCAGCAGGTTGTAACACATTTGGACCTTGTAAAGGAGATTGAGGTGCTGGATTACGATAAACTGAAGTGTTGTTAATTAATGAAATGTTTTCCATAGATTAATGTATTCCTCCTATTTCTTAAAGTTTCTATATTGGTTTGGCATAGTGTTTTGTAAGAATTGCTCTACATAGGCGTCTTCAATTTTACTTTGAGCAGCCCTAGGAGCTTCTTGTACAACTGCACCACCATAGATTTGTGAACCAGATTGATTTTGCATACGTTGTAAACGTAAAGCATATTGTTCAGGATATATTGCACGGAAAACGGCTTCTACATCTTTTACCGTAGCAACATTCATACCTTTTTCTAATGCTGTATTTGCAAAAAGAACTAAATCTTGTTCACTTAATCCCCATTTATCTCCGAAAGCAGTCATCTTATCAACGAAAGCATTACGCTCTTGTTCATATTGCTGTCTAGCTAAATAATCAACAACTTGATTCAATTTGCCCTCTAATTGAGCATTTGAATTTAAATTTGGTTGTTTATTATTGATAGCAGCATAGATTTGCTCTGGAGTATATCCTTGAGCTAAAGCATTTGCAATTAATTGATTTAATTGTGGATTTGCTTGAACTCTTGGTTGAGGTTGTTGCATAACTGGTTGCTGTACTCTAGGTTGATTTTGATTTTGAAATTGAGCCCTATACATTTGATTTTCAGCAATGATTCTTTGAATATCCTCTGCAGAATATTGTTGAGTTTGAGGCTGTGAACCTTGAGCAGGTTGATTACCTTGTGTAGGTTGCACTTGTTGTGTACCTTGAGGTTGTTGTTGTCCAACTTGAGGTTGAACTTCAGGTTGAGTTTGTGCAGGTGTAATACCCATTTCAGACATTGCTTGGTTTTCCATAAAAGTTTGTAAACCTTGAGCATCTCCTAAATTTGGGATATCTGCAAATAAATTTTGATTTTCATTCATAATGTAAGATTCCTCCTTAATTCATATTATAGATTATTGAACGAATATTGTCAAATAATAAAATTAATTTTGCATTGGTGTTCCAGGGTTAGGATTTGTAGCAGGTTGTTGTCCTACTGGAGATTGAGTCATTTGCTGTACAATCTGCATTAAAGCTTCTTCAGGCTCCATACCTCCTGCAGTTAAATTACCTAAAGCTGTAACAACAGCAGTGTATTCTTCTAATTTCATGTTTTCCATTTGTATTTTCATACGTTCTTGGATAACTGTTTTTTCTGATAAAGGTATATTCAAGAAAGATACCATTTCTATTGGTGTTATAAAATCTGGATATCCTTTTTCATTAGGTAAATACTTCATTTGAAGCTCCATTAACTGTTTAGCACCGTCTTCATATGATGCTTTAGAACGTGGAGCAGCACTTTGAACATCTATTACAATATCTTGTCTATTGAATAATGATGTTGGATCAAATTGTAATTCATTAGACATTTGTTGTTTAGGGTCTACCCTATTAGGCATAGGTCTGAAAGACTCTTTATTACCATTACAAATATAGAATTGAGTAATAAGTTCAAGTTCACGTCTAATAAATTTATCTATTGTTTTTAGACGATTATTGTCTCTCATTGTAGCTCTATCAGTAGCTTGTTGTACACCACCAGTAGTCTGAATAGAACCGTAAGATTGTCCTAGGTATACTGCATCTACGCCAGATACTTGTTGTATAGACTTGATAAGATAATCTCTAAATGTGCCTATATCTTTTGGTAATTCTGGACGTTTAGAATATGCTTGTACTTTATCTGGGTCACAATTAACTACATAAGCTTTATCTGGATTATTACGTTTATTTTGATAATCAGCTACATTTATTCCTGACATAGAATTTACAAATTCTGTAGGATTTTGATTTTTAAAATAACCAGTAGCTTCAGTAGAATCTAATTGTACTAATGCTAAATATAATGATAATACTTTGTAACATTTAGAAATACCCCAGAAGTTATTAGGTACTTTTTCATCATATAGTGGTACAAAAGGTATACAGTTAGGTTGAATATCATAAGCTACATCTAAAATTTCTCTACCTGCCATGTAAATAATATCTACAGATGGTGTTAATGTAGGGACTCCGTTAATATCTGGTTTAGGTCTTAAAACCTTTTTATAACATACAAGATATGTAACGATATCATCTTTTTGTTGTTTACCTTTATCTCTAATGTAGTTAGCATCAGTATATCCTGTAGTATCATTTGCAGAATCTATAGCAATTAGTCTTGTTTGAAATCTAGGAATAGATTTTAAGAACGCTTTAGATTTTCTTTCTGCAAAGAATAGATAAGACATTTCATCTACAGTAGTAGCACTTGGGTCTGGAAAGATATTTGTAGGGTGATATACTTTTGCTTGTAAAGGTACAAGCTTTTTAGGATTTAACATACTTCCTACGTCTTCACTTGATGTAATATCTTTATTCCAACCAAATAATACGCCTGATGTACCTAACAAGTAAGCATAATCTGCAGCCTCATTATTAATAGCGTCCATATCCATAGCGTTCCATTTCATTTGATAGAACTTATTAGCAATCTCTGCTAAATCTTTAGCCTCTAAAGATAATGGTACAAATTGCCCAGAATATTCTGTAGGCATTATAGACGCCTTTGATGCTTCTTTTATAATTGTAATTGGGTTATTAACTGGAGTTTGTACATAATAAGGAATTTTCTTATTAAATACCTTCCAAATATCTGAATGGTCAGCAGCGTCAAGTATCTTAAATATACGTGCTTGTTCTTCTTTATAGGCAACAGCGTCTTCAAAGTTTTTAATGATATCATCAATTTTATACTCTGTGATACCTTTAGATTCTAAAAATTCTTGTGAAGACATCTCTTGCATAAGGTTATCTAGTGTCTCTTGCATCTAATGGTTCCTCCTTTTTTGGATAAATTTCGTCTAAAATATCAGAGCCTATTACATCTCCGTATACATCTTCAGTTTCTCTGAACAAGTTTCCTAAAGCATTTTCTGCATACTCTTTGGTCTTATTTGCCATATTATCCAGTTCTTCATTAACTGCATAAGCGAGTTCTTCATTTTTACGCCTTAGAATCTGTAAATTTTTTTCTTCTTTTTCTGTTACTGGTACTAAATGTAAAGCTTTAGCCATAAGAGTAATAGTTCTGTTTTGTTTATTGATGAGTTTTGTTAATTCATCAATCTTTTTTTCTAAATCAGTAGTCTCCATATTTCCTCCTTATAAAAAATTATCTGTAAAATCATCTACATAATATGAATCATCATCAGTAGAGTTACTCCAAAATGTCTTAACACGTTGTTCATTTCTTTCTTTTATAGTAACTTCTCTCCAAATTTCAGAATAATCATCTGGATTATCTGGGAATTTAGGGAATGGTGACATCATATACCTGATAGCATCTGGTAAATGGTTGTTTTTATCCATAGGTAATTCACCTTGGTTCTTATCTGCGTCTTCTAAAGACCTTGGTGGATACTTATATTTAGACAAAGAGTCCTTAATTTTGATACACGTATTAAAAATTTTTAGTTTTCCATGAGCAGCATACTCTGCAATCTTTTGAATTGTTACTGCAATAGAGTTTGATTCACAATCTGTGGCTGGAGTAAGCATAATTCCTCTTTCTCTATATGCATCAATCCAGCTATTACCCGAAACTTGGTCTCTATTACGTCCTCTAGGGTCACATTGATGAGGATAAGCTAATAAATAGTCTGGGAAATCGTGCATTTTCTTGATTTTACCTACTAACTCGTCCAAAGTTAGACCATTATCGTCTAAACTTTCTTCAAGTTCATTATAAATGTGTATAACTTTGTTCACAGGGTCTAAAGCACCTACAACGTGAGCTGTTGGATCACGTCTTCCAAAGTCAAGTCCAGTAATTCTTTTCCAATGTGCTGGTATTTCGAATGGAATTTCAAACCAGTTCATAAAATCTGGATAAACTAAACCCTCTGCGTACTTAAAACTACCATGTAAGTACCTATCTATCCACCATTTAGGTCTATTTTTACTTAAATTTGCCTCATAGTCAGGTGGCAAATAGATATTTGCACTAGTTGCAGATATATGTGTAGATGTTGCAGGGTCTCGCCTAGAAGGTTCCACCTTATATCTTTCAGGAACATCTCCGTGATAATAAATCTCATCACTAACCATTAGCCAATCTGTAGCTAACCAACCTACGTCAGGGTTAGATGTTACAATCATCTTTAACCTATTACGACCTTTAATCCAAGCTGTTTTATTTCTTAAACGTGCTTTTATGTATACAATAACTGTATAAGATACTTCTGAACCTTCTTCAACCCATATTAAGTTCAAGTTAGCAGAACGAATCTTACCTTCTTTATCCAAGGCTTTTGCTGATATACGAAATCCGTTTATCAACTCTATATACCAGTTAACCTTATCCTGATTAGATTTAGCAACTAAATCTCTAGGTATATTTTCTACCAAGAATTTTAAACATGTATCAGAAACTTGTCCCCAAGTGGCAGCACCTACTAATGCTGCACCGTTAGGTACCTGTAAAGCATAAGCAATAGTTTCCATACCTCCTGTATAAGTCTTTGCAGAACCGAATCCTCCAAAGTATCCTTTGTTTTGGTGCTTATCCTTATGGAAAGCCTCTTGGTGTGGCATAGGCTTATACGTACATATATGAGCATTACATGTTGGACAGTAAACGAAAAATTCACAAGGCTTATCTGCAAATGATGGATCTGGCTCTAGGTGTGAATATTTACAATGTGGACAGATATCCCCAACCTCTACCTTATAAACCTTTGACATTTTACGTCCAAATAATCCAACCTTTTCTTCAGGTGGTAAACCAGTTGCTGGATTAAGTAATGCTTCGTTAACAGGTTTTTCCTCTAAAATTTTTGGTTTAAAGGGCTTTTCAGTTTTACCTTCTAGAAAGTCTAACCCTTCTAGTAAAGCCTCTTTATTTTTCTTATCCTTTTTAATTGACAACTCCCTCACCACCTCTAGTTGGTGTAATTAAACCTGCTTTTTTAGCGATTAGAGCATTAGCAGTTTCCTCTGTTAAACCTGCCTCTAAAAGCAATTCTTTAGCAACTATCAATGCTGCTAATCTATTATCTTCAGTTTCTTCTTTAACCTCTTTAGTTTCAGGTTTTCCTAATGTATTTTCTACTATAACTTTAGCTTCCTTATGTTTAGGTGATGTCTCATAAACTTCTTTATCTGAAAGTAACTTATTCAAATAAATTCCGAAAGCATTATTAAAATGATTATAAATAGCTTTTCTATCATTAGTCTGTAATAATGATTCTGTGTAGCACTCTAGAAGTGCCATATAAATACTAGTGAACTCTTGAGGTGTAAAGTAATCTCCTATAAATGTAACTTTAACCCTTGTATCATCTCCGTTAGGTAAAATTACACGCATAGCTTTTTCTCCTACTTGCCATCTCATACCTTTATTTTTGACATTTTTTATACCTTTTTTACTCATAGTAAGATACCTCCTATTCCAATTATACAAATTTTATAGTCTAAAATAAAGCATATTATACAAAATCTGTAAAAGAATGAACACATTTTATACAAAATACGTATAAAGGATTGGGTGAGTGGGTGAATCTCTATATACTCACCTATACCCAGTATAGGTGGTATTTTAAGAGTCTAGCCCCCTTAAAAGTGAATAAGGCAATGCATATCGCCTTATGATTAAATTTTATAGAAAGTGATGGTGTAAGAATATGCGTAAGATTAAGTTATTTACAAATTTAGGAAAGGGTTTAGATAGCATAGTTAATAAATCTATTTTATTGACTAAAAATGTATCAAATGCTGTTATCACAACCTTTAAATCAAATCAAAAGAAAGGAAGTAGAGCATAATGAAAAGCGTAATTTCTAGTATTTCAAAGAGTTTTAAGTATTTTTATATGGTAGACGATAAGAAAGTTTATTGTACTAATGTTAAAGTTGAAGTTGAAGAAGAAAATGTTATAACTCACGAAAAGGTTACAACATATAAAACTAGACTTTCTTTACAAACTTATGAAGAATTAGAACCTTTAGTAGGTAAGTTATGTAATGTAACATATAAAAAGGAAGAGGATTTTACTTTTTATACATTTACAGCAGTAGAAGAAGTTAATGTTAAATTACCTAAAGACAATTCTAAAGAAGCATTAGAAAAATTAGGTATCAATATTAAATAAGGCTCATATTCAGTATAAAGGTAGGTTTTACAACCTACCTTTTTTTTATACTGAATATTCGCTAAAACCTAATCATAAGAGATTCTCACATTTTTAAAATGAATATTAATGAATATTAATGTTATTAAGGTGTTTTTCCACCTGCGTCCTTATGGACGTTTAAAAAACACCCTTAAATTATACACTATACACACGCACGTATACACGCACGTACGAGAAAATAGAGATTATACAAATATCGTATAATATTAAAGAGTTTAATATATAATATTAAAAATTGCTCTTTTCTTTGTGAAAAGAGTTTTTCTTTTCGCTTTGTTTTAATTAAATAAAAATAATATAGAAAGAAGGTAAATAAAATGATTAAGACAAAACAAAATGAAATTAAACAAGTAAAGGATTTAACTATAGCAGATATTATTTATATCTGCGAAAAACAATTTGATGCTGAAGAACCAGCACAAAGACATTGTCCAACATGTCCAATAAATAAACTTTGTTATGGACATAAAACATTAAAAGAAATTATAAATGAAGAAATAGAGGTAAAGTAATATGTTAAAAACAAAAACAACACAAGAAATTTTAGTAAATTTAATAACAGAAGGAAACGGAGTATTAGATATTACATCACTTACTCCAGATATGTTTAATGGAGATAAATTTATGTTATCTACATTCTTTACATATAATAATCATAGTTTAGGATATTTCCATTTTAATGAGGATTTATTTGAACAAAACTATGAAGAATTAAATCAATATTTTAATGATGTAACTAAGGCTAGATATAACAAAAATAATAATCATTATGAAACAGCTACTACATATAATAAAGCTAAATTAAGAAAGGCATATTTAGAACTATTATTGAAGACTAGATATTTAGCAAATGTTAGTATAACATTTGAAATATCATTTGAAGGATATAAAACAAATGACATATATTATGAATATCCTTGTTATACTGATTCAATAGAATACGCAGAATATGATCACTTTAGAGAAACTAGTAAACCAATCTATGAACTTAAATCTAAAGATGCATATATTTACATTCCAACAAATGTACCTGATACAGAAACTGTATCTACATTAAAAACATTATGTAATTCATTAATAAAACTTAATTTAGCAATGACATTAAATTTAACTTCATATTTATCAATAATAAATAAAATAGAAGGTAAAAACGCAGTTTATGCTAGTGATAATGAAATTGCTAAAAGACAATTAAATAAACTTATAAAAGACTTAAAAGAATTAGCAGAATGGATAAATGCTGGTAATAATGATATTACATTATATCTATTTGGTGAAAAACCAAATAGTGATATGTATAAAGCATATATTGAAACATATCATACTTGTATAGGAATGTATGAAGGATTTGGAATATTTGATGTTAATTTTGATGTAAATGAAATAAAAAATACATTATTTTATGAAAGTCTAAAAATACAATTATATAGTCACACTAATGATGAAGAATTTGTAAATAATATATTATCTGAAATATATACTAAAGACATATATGATGATAATTACTCATATATTGAAAATGCAGACTGGAAAGGTGAAACTGACTCTGATGAAGACGAAGAAGAAGAAACCTTTGAAGAAACTGAAAATGAAAACGAAGAAATGGATTTATAATCCATTTTTTCTTTTTTTGGGCTTATCGCTCTAAAAAGAAAAAAAAATAAGAAAGGAAGTGTAAATAATATGAAATTTACAAATACAAAATTAAATTTTAAAGAGCTATGGAAAGATATTAAAGTAATATCTACTACTACAGTATGTTTAGTAAAAGATACTGTATCAGTTCCTATTTCAATGTGTAAAGATGTAAGAGATTCTTATATCGAAAATAAGAAATTTAAGGAACAAGTTAAAAAGTATACAGAATCTCAAAAGGAGCCAAAAGTAGAAGTAATTGAAGCTAAACCTCAAGAACCTAAAAAGCCTAGACAGAATAGGCAACCTAAATTAACACCATCACAATAAAATTCAAGGTAAGGCGATATGATTAAAAATAGCTATTCAATTACATATATGGACGGTTATGATAATATACGCTATTTTGATGTAAAGGCATATACTGAAAGACAAGCAGTATATGTCTTTCACAAACTAGTAAGATATACTGTAGACCATATAATTCAAATAATTAAATTTTAAAATATATTATATAATATTATTATATAATATAAATAAGGTTATACGATTTTTGTCAAAAAAGTCGCTTCACGTAGAAGAAAATCTCTCCTATGAGGCGTATGCACATTAGAAAAATCATATATTATATATGCATTAATCTAACCAAACCAAAGGTATATAAAGTTAAAAAATGATAGAAAATATAGATATATCTATTAAAATATACCTAATTTAGACAAAAACTGTATAATAATTTAGAAAAAATAAAATATGTGTATTAAAAAAAAAAATAAAATAAGGAGAATATTATGAATAAACAAAGAGAAGCACAAATGTATAAAAATATGGACGACGTTATTAGTACGTCTAAGAAAATTAGGGATTACCTTTTAGATGATAAGGTTGAACAAAAGGATAAAGTTGAAAAATTTGAATTTTTCAAACAAGCCTTAATTGCTAATAAAAATATTGTCTCTGCAAGTGGAATTTTATTATCTATTGAAAGAATGACAAAGACTTCATATGAAGAAAATGAAAAGAAATAAGTATACTTCTAAAATGGATCAGTGGTTAATTGAAAACTATCCTAAATATGGTAAAGTATGTTTAGAAAAATTTAATAAAGAATTTAATACTAATATAAATGTATATACTTTACGTACATATTGTAATAGAAAATTAAAATTAAATGCTCCTACAGATGGAAAATTAAAACCAATTTATACTGAAGAACATCATAATTGGATAAGAGAACATTATGGAACAGATATTACTAGAAATTTAGTAATAGATTTTAATGCTACTTTTGGATTTAATATTAGTCAACAAGCATTTGAACGGTTACGTAAAAAATTAAATTTATCAAGAACTAAAGAAGAAAGATTACAGCATTATAAGAAATTTAAATCTAAAATAACACCTTTAATTACTGAAGCTCAAGAATCTAGATTACCTATAGGTACTATAGTAGTATTATCTAATGGGTATAAATCTATTAAAGTGGCTAATAGTAAAGGTAAACATAATTGGGAATATTTACATAGATATGTATATGAACATACTACAAATAGTAAAATAAAACCAAATGAATGTATAGTATTTTTAGATAAAAACCCATTAAATTGTGATTTTAATAACCTAAAATTAGTAGATAAAACTATATCTAATGCATTTGGTAATTATAGTATTAATGATGTAACATATAATGAAAAGGTATTAGATTTTTTAGAAATAGCTCAAAACATAAAAACTATTATTAAATAAAGAATAAAATCTTTTCCTTTGTGAGAAGATTTTTCTTCTTAAATAAAAAATAATAAAAATAGAAAGGAGTCATTAAAATGACAAACACAAATCAAGTTGTATCTACAGCAACAAAAAATGTAGAAAGAACATTAAAAGGTATTAAGGTAATAGGAGTTACTAGTCCAACTACAATTAAAAGAATTGCAAAGGAACAAGGACTAAATGCTCTAGAAGTATATGTAAGACTAATTTATAATTATGAAGGTGTTGAATATCAAGCATCTCAAAAGCTACATATTCTAGGACAACCTGATTATGAAAAATTAAGAGCATTAGTAGGTACAGATAATACTATTGACATTACATTAAATGTAGGTAAAAATAGTAAAGGTGAAATTTCATCATTCTTCTATGTAGAAGATAATACTACAGTAGATGATCTATTTGCAGTGCCTTTAGAAAAGACACAAAGAAAAGCAGCTCCAGACACTCTATTAAAAGCATTAGGCATAAAGTTAGCGTAGGTGAATTATATGTTCTATATAACATATAAAAATGTATCAAAGGGAGAATACCTAAAAGAGGTATCTCCCATTATCTTTACAGCAGATGTAAATGAAGCATATAAAACAGTAATAGATATTAATGTATCATCTTATGATGAAACTTCTACAGAGATATTTAAGATATTAGAACCTTTAATTAGAAAAGAAGGTATAGATTGTGATTGGGAATTAAATATCACAAATGATAATAATGAAACAATGCATGTAGAAGTTACAAAGAGTAGCATTATAACTAAAAATATAAATCTAGGAAGTAATGATGAAAGCTATTTTAGAATGGTGATAAAAGATTTAACTAGTTATGTAGTGAGTCTTCTTACCACCTTATATATGCAACAGTTAACATCTAAAAAAGGTATGTCTAATGCATTAAAATCTGCATTAGGTATGAATAATAGTCCATTTAATAGTAATGAAAGTAATGGAAATGTAGATGAACTTATTGATTTAATCAATAATGAAACTAAAGGACACGTTTCAAAACCCAATTATACATTAGACGATTATGTATGTGGAGATGAACTAAAAGAAGAATTAGAAGAAATTAAAACATTTATGGAGCAATATGATAAATTTGTTAATTTAAATATCGAGATTCCAAAAGGTATCATATTTAAAGGAGAGCCAGGAACTGGTAAGACATATGCTGCTAAATGTATTGCAGGTGCTACAGATTGTTATTTTATTAGCTGTACAGCGTCATCATTACAAAGTATGTATATAGGTTCAGGTTCACAAAATATTAGAGAACTATTTATGGGAGCTAAAAAGCTACAAGAAGTATCTCAAAAAGGTGTTATTATATTTATTGATGAAATTGATAGTTTAGGATCAAGAGAAAATCATACTGGTGGAGCAGGTGGTGAGGAAGATAGAACTGTAAATCAACTACTTGCTGAAATGGACGGTTTTGAAGAAACTTCAAGAATTATGGTAATGGCAGCAACTAACTATGTAAATAGATTAGATGATGCATTATTAAGAAGTGGAAGATTTTCAAGACAAATTAATATTCCAGTTCCTAATGAGATAGAGCGTCAGTCTCTAATAAAATTTTACTTTAATCGTATAAAAATGGATATTTTAGATACTGAAGAATCAGAGATAGCTCAATTAACTCATGGTTTAGTACCTGCAGATATCAAAACTATAGCAAATGAATCTGCAATATTAGCTGTACGTTATGGAAATGATAAAATAACTTTAGCAGATATTGATGAAGCTATCAATAAATGTATAACTAAAAATATTCGTAATAAAACAGATAATGATAATTTAGAAATAGTAACAGCTCACGAATGTGGACATGTACTTGCTGAATTTTTATATGCACAAGAATGTTCTGTAAAAGTAACTAATTATAGCTATGGAGATGCTGGAGGATTCACACAACCTTCATTTAAATTAAAAGGACTTCAAAAAAAAGATGATTTTATTAATGAAATTAAAATTTTATTAGGAGGTAGAGTTGCTGAAGAAGTAATTTGTGGTACAATAACTAATGGAGCATCTAATGATTTAGAAAAGGCTAAAAGATTACTTTATAATTATTATAAAACATATAATTTTGAACATTATAAAGCAGAAGAATTGGATCAAATTGTGTTAGATGCAATTCAAGATTTATATTTAAAAGTTTTAGAAGATTTTAAAGAACATAAAAAAGATTTAGAAAATCTAAAAGAAGCTCTATATACAGATAGAACTCTGTATAAAAAAGATATTATAAATATCCTAGGAGCTTGGCAAAACATATCAGGAGGAAGTTTATTATAATGAAGTCAGTAAATATATCTTTAAATTGTAAAGATAACCCAAATCTTGTAGAATATAATGTTGTATTACCTAAAGAAATAAATCTATGTGCTAATAACAATATTAAAACTAAAGGTGTATGCTTAAATTTTTTACAGAAAAAGTATCCAGTAATATTAAGATTATTAGCTAAACAAATACATTTCTTTGATTATAAAGTTGTAGAATTAGAATCTAAAGAAACTTTAGATTTTGTAATTATACATGCTACATCAGATACAAGTGAATTATTTGAAATATTTAAAAAGTTAGGAATCTCAATTACATCTATTCAAATAGGCATAAATTGGAAATTAAATAAAATATATTTAAATTCTAATTTATTCTCTAGTATTTATAGATATGGAGATTCTGAAACATATAATGCTATACTATTATATTTAGTATCATTAGCTTATAGTTTAATACATTCAAATAATTTACCTCCATTAAAATATGATTTAATTTCTAAAGATATTGATTGTGAAAAGGAAGAAGACTTTGATAAAGTTTTTTGTGAAAATACTATAAAAGGCTTTATATATGAAGTTCCTAAAGAAGAAAATACTTTTAATATTACAGCTATAGATTTTCATAATATAACTTCTATTAAATTAGTAGAAGGAGTTTCATTATACACAGAAAATAAAGTAGCTTCTGGTGGATTTTATAGCTTTATAAAGATTACTGATACAATTAATAATACGTATACTGTAAATTTATTATTCTATACATCTTTAAATAAGACTATTGGTGAATTATTTAGATATGATATAAATAAAGTAATTACTAAATCTATTATGGATTTACCAGCACTTAATCCGTATAGTATTGAAGGAGTATTATCTACATATGCTTATACGCATACTATTGAATATAAGGAATTTCCTTTTGAAGATTGTAATGGTAAAACTATTGAATTATTACCTTCAGAAGAAGTTGATTATTTAGAAGGTATAAATAAAGTAGGTATTAATATATTTAAAGCTATACAAAAAATATTAGATAATTCTAATATTAAAGAAAATACAGATGCTAAAAGTTTAAGTACTTTTACAGAAATAAATATTCAAAAATTAAAAGACTCTGTTGATGCAGAAGCTATTAAAAAAGAATATGATAATGATTCATATGCACAAGAACTATATAAAAATGTACCTAAATATTATGATGATTTTGATTTAAAAGATTTAAATAGTGTTTTAAAAGGTTTAGTTAAAAATGAAATTTATTCAATGCTATTCTATGGAGATGCAGGTTCAGGTAAATCTACTGCAGCTAGAGTTATGCTATCAAGAGCAGGTATACCATATGTCAGTGTAAACTTTAGTACAAATACTGAAGAAATTGATATTATAGGAACTATGATTCCAAATAAAAATAGAACATGTGAAACAGACCCTGAATTTGTTTGGCAAGACGGTATTTTAACTAAAGCTGTAAGAAATGGTTATGGTTTTGTAGGTGAAGAAATTTCATTTGGACGCCCAGGCATTTTAGGTAAACTTAATACATTATTAGACGAAACTCGTCAAATAGAATTACCTACAGGTGAAATCGTAAAAGCACATAAAAACTTTAAATTTATTGCAACTACAAATCTTACTTATGAAGGTAATAATCAATTAAATCAAGCTTTTGTAAATAGATTCCAAATTACTAAAGAATTTAAAATGCCACCAAAGAGTGAAGTTATTAGTATTCTTAAATCTAGAACTAATTATACTAATGATGATAACATTAATACTTTATTAACAGTATTTTATGGTGTATTAAAATATTCTGATGAAAATAATTTAGATTTAGTAGTATCTATGAGACAGTTATTAGATGTACTTACAATAGGTAAATATTTTAAAAATGCTAAAGAAGCTATTGAAAATATTATCTTACATAATGCATTTATAAAATATCCAGAGTATAAGGAAAATTATATAGCCACAATTTATAATGCATATGATTTAAATTTTAAATTTTAAATAGGAGACTCTTATGCCTAAAATCAATGAAATAGAAAAAGATTTAACATTAGAACTAAATAAAAATAAAATTAAATGTGATCCATTAAATTATAATTTTAAAGCTAATGTATTCATTAAAGAAGAAAATTTAACTAAATTTAATGTAAATAATATGGATATACGTATTATTAAAGAAATTATAGAAGCTATTATGGCTAGTAATACTTATAAAGTATACTTATTAAATAATCTTGTAGATGAACCTAATTTAAAATGTATTACTGAATTACGTTACAAATATTTAGATGATGATTTTGATTATAAGACACATTTATTATATTGTACAAATAGTATTATAAAAAGTAATAATTATTACATAAATCCAAATTATTTAAATACAGATACTTTTCCTAATTATCCAGAGGCTATAAAAAAGGAACGTTTTAATTCTAAAATAAAGTATTTTTATAAAGATGGTATTCAAAATTATATAAAAATGTTAGTCTTTGATTCTATGGATAATAATTTACTTAAAGATATTTTATATATTCCTTATCAATCAGTTAATAATTTAAATTTAGAAGAACTTAGGAATTTAGCATATTTATATACAGAAGAATCTACATATTTAAAAATAGACCTTTTAAGACAAAATGGTAGTAATGTATTAAATATATCACCTAAATATTCTTTAATTAGAGTAGAAGGAATTGACCCAATAAATAATCCTATAGTAACTATGGTAAAAGAAAGTATAGATGATTTTGATTTTATATATTTAATGTTTACTATGAGTATCATATATTCTATAGAACTTTTTCATACTATTAAACATTCAAAATATACTGAAGAAGTTAAAGAGAATTTAATTAATTATTTTTTAGATAAAGATAATGTTATATTTGATAGTAAATATTATAAAACTTTTTCTAAATATGTTTATGATTATGATAAAAAAGAATGGGTAGATTTTGTAAAAGATATCTTTAATGTAGATACTTTACAAGAAAGATATAATATTTACAAATCAATTTTTATAACTATTTTAAAAGAACTTCAACAAAGTACTGTTAAAGCAGATTATATGGACGGATTAGATGTATTTCCAAATACATTATGTACATTAATAAATTATTATCAAGATACAGCTTATAAAGAAGTTTTAAAGAAATCTGTTATAAAGTTATTAGATTTTTGTAAAAATAAAGGTATATCTTTAGCTAAAATACATACTAAATCTAAAAATGTAAGTTATTCTGACATGGAAATAGATTTTATGCAAGAATACTTAAATGAAGAAAATGAAGAAACTGGAGAACCTAATAAACTTTTCAATAATACATTAGGAAGTCTTAAAAAAGACGATGAAGTTTTTACAAGTAAATCATCTAATATTAAACAAATAAATTTAGAAAAAGATAATGATTTAGATAAAGTTATTTCAAATTTTAAAGATGCTGGATATACATATGATGTTTCTTTAATTAATAAACCTATATCTGAAAATGCAGAAAATACATATTCTAAATTAGTAAATTCTATAGAATTATTAACTAAAGATTTGACTAGACAAATTAAAAATATTAAAACATATAATTCTGGAGGTAAACTATCTGGATTAAAGTCTGGACGTTTAGACACAAAACGTCTATATTTATATAAACAAACTGATATGCTATTTTACAATAATAAGTATAAACTTAAAGAAATGGATTTAGCTTTTGGTATTATTCTAGATGAATCAGGTTCTATGTCTGGTGAAGGTATAGAAAATGGTAAAATAACAATGATTTTATTACATGAGGTTTTAAAATCTTTAAATATAAATCATTGTATTATAGGGCATAATTCAAGTAGTTATCATCAATGTAATATTCACAAATATCAACCTTTTAAAGAAGATAAAAATTATACTTTATTAAAATGTAAAAATTTAATAAATATAGAAGATAGAGGTTGTAATTGTGATTCAGGTGCTTTATATTATATGCAAAAAGAATTAAACAGAGTTAAAAATAAAGACAAAATTTGTATAATTTTTAGTGATGGAGAACCTACAAGATGTTCAGATTCAGAACTAAAAGACCAAGTTAAACGTATGGAAAAACGTGGTATTAGAGTTATAGGAATAGGAATTAATTTTGAAAATATTAAAGCTTATTATCCACATCATGCAAATGGTAGAAATTTAAAAGAAATGCTTGATATTGTTACAGACATTTTAAAAGAATATGTATTAGAAAGGGTAAACTAATGGAAACATCTAGAATAATTACTAAAAAGATTACATATCCACGTACTACAAAAACTGGTAAAACAACGTATATAGACGTATTTATTAATGTATGTGAAGCTTGTAATAAATCCATACATAAAATAACTTATTTTGAAAATGCTAGACCTAAATATAAATATCCTAAATATTGTTATTGGTGTGGATCTAGATTATTAAATAATTTAACATTTGGAGGAGAAAATGACAAAACAAGAAGAAAATAGACTTATAGAATGTATATTCTATTTATATTTTAATCAAATACCTTTAGATATCAAAAAGTCTAAAGAATTTTGGATAATGATTTCTAATATATGTGTTTTAAATAAAATAAATAATAATTTAATAGTAACTTCTTTAAGAATTTTAATGGAAAGTATTAATACTCCTACAGATATTGAAATTGTTTATTTATGTAATAAAGGTGGTTTATCCGTAAGAGATATTAATAATATTTCTAATATTTATTGGCAACGCCAAAAAGGATTCTATGAAGATTTTAAGAATAATAAAATACCTAATGTAGTACCTAAAGTTAGAGATGTTTTAGCTCAACAAGCAATGCGTAAATTTATAAAAGCAATTTATAAATTAACTGGAATTTTTAATATTATTGATATTAAAATTATAGATAAATTTTTATAAAATAGAGGTAAGAAAAAAATGGATAAATACATAATTTGGAAAAGTAAATATGAAGTTGAATTATTAATAGAACTATTAAATGAATGTGATTTACCAGATGTTCAAAAAGAATTTTTAGAAAAAGGATATATCATTCTTAAAGTTGATTATGCTTTTGATAAAGTATTTATGAAGGTAGTAGAAAAAGATGACTACAGAATTTGAAACATTAATGAGGTGGTGAGAAAATGAAAAATAGAATAATATTTTGGGCATGGGTAATTTTTTCTATTATAACATTATTAGGTATATTCACATATGCAATTATTAGAAATATAGAAGATAATACTATTGTAGAAACATATGAGGATAGTCTTGATGGAATGTCAATTGATTTTGATACTGAAAATCATCAGTATGAT